GTGGATTGCAAATCAGATGGTAACGGATGCAATAGTTCAATCTGTATATCTGTATTCCGATAATACGATCTACACCACACAGTTGCGCGGACCAAACTTCTCGGTTTCAACCGAATTGATTGGTAACGGAACAGCTACAACTTCCATGGAAGATATCGTCGGAGTCACTGGTAGTTTATATGACGAGGTGATTTCCAAATTAAATTCCAAACAATCAACTGAAATCAAGCTAGACGTAGATTATAGATACTTTGAAAATTTTATCAAGTTTTCATCAGCGTCGGAGCGGCTGCGGATATTCACGACCAAATCCTCACAGATTCGCAACTACACGGATCAACTTGCAATCATAGACGCCAAGTTATTGATAAATCCAACCGACGACCAATACATAAAAGATCGCACTTCTATAGACGCTGAAATTAATGCGACCGAAGCATCTATGGACGGGTATGAACTATTTTTGTATAATAATCCGTCATGGTATTCCGAGCACTCGGCCGTATACAACGGAGAAACGTCTGCGTCATTATATGACAGAGATAATAGAGCAAGTCTACAAAGTAGCATTCCTAGCTATGTAGTAGAAAACAGTGACAATCTAGACTATGTCACGTTCGTTAACATGGTTGGTCATTATTTTGATAATCTATCTACCCACATAACACAGTTTACGCGGAAAAATAATCCGACAAATTCTAATATCGGAGGAATTTCGTCTGACGTAGTGTATTCTATGTTAACTTCTCTTGGGTGGGAACCGGAGTCCGGAAAAGAAAATCTTCCATTGTTATTGTCTGCGTTCTCCAAGTCCGATTTTGACGTAAGTTCCAGTTTGTGGAATATGGTCGGATCTATGTCCGAAACAGAAAGAAATCAAACAATCTGGCGTAGAATATTAACTAATTTGCCCTACATTTTAAAGTCAAAAGGAACCGCAACTGCGATCCAGACTCTGGCGAATTGTTATGGAATTCCACAAAATTTACTATCAATAAAAGAATACGGCGGAATCGAAAATAACTATACCGCCGACCAGAATTCCGTATACTCATTCGGAGAAACAAAATATGCGATGGCATTTGCTGGATCGGGTGAGTACCTATCACTTCCATGGACAGGCAGTCTACAAAGCGTGGAGTTTAGTATTTCATTTGATCCTAATAAAACTAGCAGCGAGGGGCAAGTTTTCCGTCTAGCAAATTGCTCGGACTCATGGTTGGTTGGATTTGTTCGCGAGCGAGGATTAGACTGGGGCCGAGCATTTTTTACGATACGAGATGCGAGCGGTAGTCTGCTGACCACGATGACTCCCCGAGTTCCAATATTTAGCGGAGAAACATTTACTGTATTAATTCGGAAGAATGATCTCCAATCTGACTTTTTGCGGTCCCCATATTATGATCCAGTATTATCGGATTCATATCCACGGGTGTATGATTTAAATATCATCCGCAGCGACATGGCCCGCGAGACATTTGCGGCATCTGCCAGTATTATATTGAGCGGAAGCTACAATTCACAGTGGAATATTGGATCAAATATCTATCTCGGAAATTATCAACAAAATACATCGTCATTAAATGTGAACGATCCGGAGGCATTTTTTGGTACATTGGACGAGATTAAATTATCAGAAACCGTAGTGGATTTGGTGAGGCTGAAGAATCACGCGTCATATCTCGGCGCATACGATTCTGGAAATCCCGTAGATACGATAGATAAGTCACTTGTTCGGATATCAATTGGTAATCCAATAGATCTACATTCTGATTCCGGGATTGTAGAGATAAACAATTCGGCGTTTCGGTCCGACTATCCTACAATACAAGCAATCGCATTTCCGGTGGCAACATCGTCTATTATTTTTGACGAAGAATGCAACACAACCGAATATATTTCCGGTTATCCATATCAATTCAAGCCGACAAATTTACAACAGTTTATAAATCTTCCAAACTTTGGATCTACTAAATTTCGCAGCAATAAAGTAAATTACACAACGTCCACCTTGGTCAGTAATTTGTCATCGGATACACGATCCACATTACAAAGCTCAGTTACAAACACCACCGACAGCAATAAATTAGGCATTTTCTTTTCACCAACCGACGCGATAAATTCCGAGATATTAAAGTTCTTCGGTAGATTCGAATTTGGAGATTTGATCGGTTCCCCAAGTGATGTATACAAAAAGACGTATCCAAACTTTGAAATATTTAGAAAATTATATTTCGATCAAGGCGGCGGGCAATTGGACTACCAACTGTTCATAAACATGGTCAGGTCATATTTTGACAAGTCTATGTTTAAATACGCGCAATCCCTTGTTCCCGCTAGAACGAAAACCGTGAGTGGAATATTGATAGAACCGAGCATCTTGGAACGACCAAAAATTCAACAGAAAAAACCACAAAATGAAATACATAGAAACATTTCAACCAATATAAGTGGAGACAATGCAATGTCCGGAATTGTTGTTGACCAGTTAACGCAGTCGTTGGACGTTACGGTGCGGGGAAAATCGTTGTATGACGATTACAACCGAGTATTTTATAACACTCAATTAGATCCGCACGGATTTGGAATTTATGCGGATCACGGAATTTCATATTACAATGATGATTACTGGCGAGTAGATATCGTTCCAAATAAACGGACAATTACAGTTGAGAGCAAATTCAGAATGCCACTCGCTCAAACCAATGAGTTTGATGTTGTAAATACCGAACGTGGACGGTATCAAATAATATCGCAAAGCTACGATTCAATCAACATTTCAAGATTTCCGGTGTTATCCGAATATCCGATAGAAAAGACGATGATACTCAACACCATCAATGTTGGGAATCAATCGCAGAGAACCGAATTTTCCAACTTCCGTGGAACAATATCACGGGCAACATTCAACTTTACTATACAAGCCGGCACACATCCGTTTAATAATGCGGTCGCGTCATCGTCATTTGCTCACATGCTAATCACGGGAACGACAACTTCTCCCAATATTTTATCATCCAGCCTATACGGCACAATTAATGCCCCGGTTGGTGTGTCGGGATACATCGGGATAGATCAACCAATAATATTGAGTGGATCGTACACTGCAACCGGATCTACAATTTCATTTTCTGGAAGTATTATTTTGGATACCGGGACGGAAATGTCCATGTCATTTTATTCACCAACACCTACCGTATCCGTATTTGATGTACTGAAGCTCAATGCGCGAGGGCCACTGTTCAACTATATTGACACTATTACATATGAATACAGACGAGACTTATCATTCCAAAATATTCCAATAGGATCTAGATCATTGCACGGGTATTATTTTACACATTATAAATACAAAAAACAGAATTTTTCCCGCAAACCGATGGCACTTAGAAATGTGGATGGAAGCGTGGAGGGAATATTCAACCGGGGAGTTCAAACGCAAAAAACTACCGTTCAAGATACGGGATTACTAGATAATAGTCTTCCGATAGTGATAACCAATATTGGGTGATGGCATCTGGAATATATCGGATAGTCAACAAGATTAATAATCATTTCTATGTCGGGTCAACCGTCTCTTTCCGCGTGAGATTTTCAACGCATCGGCGACAGCTTCGCAAAGGAATCCATCATAATTCGTATCTGCAAAATGCATGGAAACTGTACCGAGAGGAGAATTTTGAATTCCAACTATTGCGCGAATGTTCGCGGGATCAATTGTTAGCCCAAGAGCAGATTGAATTGGACAAATTTGTCGGAACGATTGGTTGTTATAATTTGAGTCCGAGTGCATTCAGCCCAAATATAGGAATCCCGCGCTCTCCGGAGGTGAAATTGAAGATTTCAGCCGCACTCAAGAATCGGCCGAGCTTCTCCGTTGAACATAGAAAAAATCTCCGATATTCGCACGTTGGAAATCTGCATACAACTGAAACGCGCATCAAGATGATTGGTAGGCCGAGTTCAAAGCAAAACATCAAGAAAGCATACATATCAAACGTTGGAAAATCGCAATCGCGTAATCAGAGCAATAGCATTTCGTGTGCAAAAAGGTTGGCGAACCGGAAGTTTTCACCGGAAGAACTCGCGAAAATAAAACTGGGCGTAAAAATAGCGTACTCCGAAGGGCGAGGAAGAAAAAATAAAATTCCGAAATCGGACATCAAAATCATTGTAGATTCATATTTATCGGGAATGAGTCAACGTCAATTAGCAACAAAATACTCAGTAACATCGGCATCAATGAGTAAATTTCTACGGAAACACGGAGCAAAATAATATGGGATACATAAATAACGAGAGTCTCACGGTAAACGCAGTCTTGACAAAAAAGGGTCGCGAACTACTCGCATCACAAGGTGGTCTAAATATTACATCGTTTGCACTATCGGATGATGAGATTGATTACCGATTGTATCAACCAAACCACCCGCAGGGATCTGCGTATTATGATTTGGCAATTCGCAATATTCCGGTAATGGAAGCATTTACCGACGAAACCCAAGTGTTGAAATACAAACTAGTTACGCTACCCGCCGGTGTTACATCTATTCCAACAATTAGTTTGGGTCAATCATCAATTGATGTTGATAAAGATTACAAGGGCGAAGTGGTTATTGTTCCATCTACAAATCCATCCTATAATACTACGTTAGGTTACACCGCAATTCTGTCCAATAAAAATCTCGGAACTATTATCGGTGAACAATTACAGTCAACTACAACTGCAACCATACCAACATTTATCGGTGACGTATCATCAACCACCGCACAGGTCGCGCTCGGCCTGAGATTCAGATTCATTCCAAATTCGTCATTGTCACAGACCGCCACTTCACGCCTAACCATTGTTGGTAATGAATCCGGTGGATCAATTTCCATCCCAGTAACCGTTACAGTTAAGAAATAATACTTACTATGATTTTTCAGACATTTGATAGTTCCGACATCGTCGCTGGCAGAGTTCAGCCAGTTTCAACTGGTTTGTGGGCGAATGGTGAACCGATCTGGACAAATTTTTATACGTCTAGTCTGCAAACTCGTCCGACTGGGTCATCAAATTTTGATCCGCTCAATGGACTATATTATACGAATGTATATGATGCAAATCCGGCAACGACCGTAACTGCTGACATTTACTTTTCGGTGACATATGGCCACATGGCCGGGTCTGGTTCGTCTGAATTCGATTTGAACACAAATACTGGAAGCGTGATCAAGCCGACACAGGCAATTTACGGTCAATACCGAAACTTATTGCTTACCCCGGATGATTCCATGTTCACGTTTCAATCGGGATCATTGGACGTGTCCGTAAATGTAGATTCTCCTGACATATACGTGATAAATTTCAAATCGGATAAAGTTAAGGACCGGTTGGACGCCGGACAGTTCGCGCTTCGCATTTCCGGGTCTAATGGCGCGTTTACATTCATAGATGACTCCCGGCAGAATTCTACCATATTATCCACGACCGGCGGAAAGCGATTCAATATCATCAGCGGAAGTTTGTCATCTGCATATATCACAGGAAACACGTATCAAGCGGTCGGATCTGTGTATCCTGATCTTGGTATAATTGTATTGAATCCTACCGCGTTATCCGACATTGTAGGGAATACGAGCTTGGGGTCGCTATCTACACCGGGAGCTTCGTTGCCCGAGTTTGCGATGATGCATCGTAGATTATTTTCCGCGCTGGCTCCGAATAGTAATGGATCAATTACTGCCCGAGTCACCGAATATGTTCCTTCCCGGCATTACTTTATTAGAATAAAAAACCAAAACTTTAACTATTCAAATAATCCGTCATTCGTGATATCCAACAATGAGAGTGCTATCAATGCAGGAAATCTCAGATTCTCCGAATTTTCGTCCGATCCGAAAGTTTTCATAACGACAGTTGGATTGTATACAGAAAGCAATGATCTAGTTGCCGTCGCGAAATTTAGTCAACCGATTCTAAAGGATTTTAGCAACGAAATCTTGGCGAAAATTAAAATAGACATGTAATCCCGGACAGTTTTGATATTCCAAACAAGCAATTATGACGGAATAGACTCCGGGTCTCATATTTATCAAAATGACGAAAGAATACCGCTAGGTCTTTAGCCTAGCGGATGAATTTCGCCAAGTTTTACAAATTATTTTTTAAGAAATCAACGTTTTTGTAAAAGTTCATAATACTTATAGACAATGGAAGAAAAACAACCAAAAGTATTGAAAGGATACAAATTCAAAATTAATCCGGCCAAGGATCAAATTGAATTATTTGAAAATACTTTTGGTGCGTGCCGGTATGTTTGGAATTACATGTTAGACGTTAAGAAAAATGCGTATCTTGAACTCGGAGTCAATCTTAATTATAACGATACTGCGAAGGGACTGGTTGAAATCAAAAAGTTGGAAGATATGGAATTTCTGTCAAAAGTTAATTCCCAATCAATTCAACAAGAATTGAGAAAGTTGGACGTCGC